TGGTTTACGGACTATTTCCCAAGCCACTTATTGCGCTGGATGGGCGAATATCCCTTATGGGTTGCCACCTATCCCTACGTTATGTCTCCCTTCGCCAGACCATATATGCCAAGCCCGTGGACGGACTGGACAATCTGGCAGTATACAGATAAAGGCGATGGTAAAAAGTACGGCGTGCAGGCAAAGGCAGTTGACCTGAATTATTTCAAGGGAACTTACAATGACCTGTTGGCGTTTCTGGATAAAGCGCCGGTAACACCACCCGCCCCACCGCCCAAGATTTTTGAAGGCAGAGTCATTAATGCCAATATTTTGACCATAAGAACAGGCCCGTCGATCAATTATCCCGCTACGGGATATCTCAATCGCGGTGACAAGGTTGAAGTAACAGAAATTGGCGGTAAAGACGCGTGGGTGAAACATGAACGCGGTTGGTCTGCCATGAAAGTTGGAGATAAAACGTATATTGCGCCGAACGAATAGAGAGTTTTTACAAGCATTAAAGGATGGTTATGAAATTACCAATCCGATTGTTGTTGAGGTCGCGGCTTCAGATCACGACGATTACCACATGGTAGTCGTTAATCTACATAACGAGCAAGTCTTTGGCATCGGCGAAACTAAAAAATTGGCCGAGGAAATGCTACAGGAGAATCTGATCAAATATTTTGAGGAACTGATGTCCAGCGACCTCAACCACTATCGGAACGACGAGCTTATTTATCGTCAACTTGACAAGGATAAACTACAAAGGAGCATAAGGAAAATTGAAAGCAAACGTAGAGCCGCTATCAAGGCTGGTTGGTTTACCACGCAATCCGAAACTACATAATCTGGGCGACATTCATCAATCTATCAGTCGCTTTGGTTTTGTAAATCGGATAATCATTAACAGCACGACCAACCATATTATTTCGGGGAACGGTCGAGTAGAGACACTTCGACAGAAGAAAGTCGCCAATGAAAAACCGCCAACGGGTGTAGAAGCGCGACCCGATGACTGGTATGTGCCAACAGACCGCGTTGAAATTCCAGAAGAAGATGAGGAAGCCTTAGCAGTTGCGCTTAATCATATCGGAGAAAATGAATGGGATGATATGTTGATGGCGCAAGTCCTTTCAGACTTAGCAGCAACAGACAAACTAGAAGGAACTGGCTTCGATGGTGATGATGTCGATTATTTATTACGAAAGACTGTTCCCCACAAACCGAGCGACAACGTTACGCAGGAAGAACTTGACAAATATCTGGAAAAAAGAAGCGAATGGCGCTGGCTTCGCCTGCATATTACGAATGATTCATATTATAGATGGCATGAAGTCAAGGATAAACTGAACACGATAGAAAACGATGATGAGTTTGTTGACTTGTTGTTGAATTTACTGGACGAAGAGTTGATAGAAAAACTATGAGCGAAGAAGAACTGAAAGTATTTTGGGACGGGCAAGACCCGCTAAAACCGATAGAGAGTGAGCCGAGCACAGCAAACACCGCCCTGCACGATTACGCGCATATGGGTTATGGAAGATCGCTCAGGCAGCTTTCTGAAAATTATCAAGAGCAAGAAGAAGCGCCCACAAAATCCTTTGGCACTTTGGCGTTTTGGTCAAAGACATATGATTGGGGCGACAGGGTATCACGCTGGGAAGAACTGGAACACCAGAAGGATGAACGCGCTTGGCGTGAACGTCGTGACGAATTGCGGAAGCAGGAGTGGGACAACTTTGCTCGGCTTCAGGAGATCGTCACAGAAATGCTCCAGGACGTGCCTAAGTTTATCAAGCGCCACGAAAAACTTATTGAAGATGGCACACCCGAAATCATCGACTCGCACGGTACTATTGTCAAGCGCGGTAAGCCAAACACCAAAGTTGTCACGCTTCAAATTGATACAAATGCAATTATAAAATTTATTCGCACGGCTTCGGACATTGGACGCCGAGCCGCAGAAATGGATAAAAGTTACATGGCGAAGATTATCAACGACGTTGACTTCTCAAAGCTCACACCCGAACAGATTGCGCGTGTGGCAGAAGGAGAACACATTCTTGATATTCTTGGAATTAGAAAATGAACGAAATACAGATCAGAGCGCGTGCCGAACTGGAAAAACGGCGCATGATGGAAGAAGAAGGTATTTATACTCAATACCAAAAATTTGTTGATGAGTATAAAGACAAACCTTCCGGCTTTGTTCTGGACTGTATTCGCTTTCTTAAAGATGAAAAACCCGACGATTATCAACTAGAAATATTAGAAGATTTACTTACCAGAAGGCGTTTGTGTGTACGCGCTCCGCATGGGGCGGGTAAGTCGACGATGATGGCATGGGCTATTTTATGGTTTGCCCTTACCAGAGACGGCATGGATGGTGACTGGAAAATCCCTACAACCGCATCGGCATGGCGTCAACTCACGAAATTCCTGTGGCCTGAAGTGCATAAATGGGCATACAGGTTAAAGTGGGACGCTATAGGCAGAACGCCTTTTAACGGTGATGAGCTTTTAGCACGCTCTATTCGCCTGGATAACGGCGAAGCCTTTGCCACCGCATCGAGTACGCCTGAACTTATCGAAGGCGCACACGCCGACCACATGCTGTATATTTTTGATGAGTCTAAGAAAGTGCCTAATGGCATTTGGGACAGCGCCGAAGGCGCATTCTCAACGGGTGATGCTTACTGGTTAGCCTGCTCGACGCCGGGCGATCAAAAGGGAAGATTCTGGCAGATTCAGGCTGAACATCCTGGATACGAAGACTGGACTTCCTATCACATTACCTTAGAGCAATTTTTGGCAACTGGCAGGGTAAATCAGGAATGGGTTGACAGTCGTAAGCGCCAATGGGGAGAGCAGTCGGTTATATTTCAAAACCGTGTGCTGGGTGAGTTCGCTGCGGACGATACGATGGGCGTTATTCCCTTATCATGGATAGAAGACGCCGTAAACCGTTGGCACGTCTGGCAGGACAATGGCGGTTATGGCACGGTCACATCAATTGGTGTGGATATTGCTGGTGGAAGAACGGGTGCGGACAAAAACACGATTGCGATTTGTTATGACGGATGTAAGGTTGGGCAAATTATTCATTTCATGCCAAAAAACCCGGAACAATCCACGATGGAACTCGTAAATTACATTACGCCGCTTTTAGACAGATTCCCGACAGCGACATTGATCGCCGACAGCATTGGTATCGGTGCAGGAGTCGTTCATCGAATTAGAGAACTTGGCTATCGTGCTATCAGCTTTGTCTCCAATGCAAAGGTGGACGTGAGAGATCAAACGGGCGTTCTGGAGTTTTACAACTGGCGTTCTGCTGCCTGGTGGTTATTGAGAGAGATGCTTGACCCGCGCAGCGGTTTTGAGATGTGCCTACCGCCAGATGACGCCAACACGCCCTTGATGAGTGATTTGAGCGTTCCGCAATATCAGCGACGCGCCAACGGCAAGATATGGGTAGAAAACAAAGAAGTGTTAAGAAGGGGCGATCGGCTTGGACGTTCTCCCGACGACGCTGATGCAGTCATTTATGCTATTTGCGGGCCGACCCTGTACGACTTAACTTTACAAGAAGAAACTATGACGGTGACTTATGCGCCGCCCAATTTTGGAGACTGGTGATGAGTTTTTTAGAAGACTTGTTTGAATCGGCAAAAAAGAAAATATTCAGGAAAGACGTTGAACGCCTTACGGAATCCTATCAACACCTGCTTGGTGTTCTGGAAGTGTTTCCGCGCACAGGCGCTTCTGAAGCCCGCGAAGATAAACTCTTTGAGAGTATGGCGCAATTTGGCGAGTGGGATTCCCAGCTTGCCGACCTGATTGTACGCCGTATGGCTAACCAGGATTATCGCAAGATTTCATTGGACGATGAAACGCGCATGATGATCGTCAACGAGAGCCGCAGGTTGTATGTGTGGGACGTTACCACGCAATACATGATCGAGCTATGGACAGACTATGGTTATGGACAAAAGCCAGACATTGTTCCCCGCTCGGAAAGACTGAAGGAAATCTGGGATGAGTTCTGGAACAGTCAAGAAAATCAATATGTGTTCAATGAGCGTGAGATCAACCAGCTATCGAACAAGTTGCAGGTTGATGGGGAATACTGGTTTGTTCAATTTATCTCAAAGCTGGACGGTGAATCGTCCATGCGCATTATTGAGACAGATGATATTGTAAAAATTTATTACGAGCAGGAAGACAAGACTGTTCCCGTTTATTATCGTAGAGAGTGGTGGTCGGATGATTACGGCTCAACCTACAATAAACTTTATTATCGAGACTACAGAGCATCGGACGAACAGGCTGAAGCGGTACGAAAAATTGTTTTAGAAGATGATCAGGATGCCAAGTTTGCCGAAGATCAATTAGAGAAAACAGACGTAGTGGTATTGCACGTCAAATATCGGGACATTAATGGGCGTGGATGGCCGTTCTTGACAGCGGGATTTGCTTGGTCAAGAGGGTACAAAGGCTTTCTGGAAGACCGCGCCACAATCAACAAGGCTGCTGCTGCTGTTGTTGAAAAGGTCAAGGTACAGGGCGGTCAGCGCATGGTTGACGCCGTGAAACAGAGACTGCAATCTTCTCTGGTGGGCGCTTCGAACAGAATCGAGACTAATCCACCGCCTGCTTCTGGCTCAATCTGGGTAGAGAATCAAGCCTTAGATCGTGAATGGATGAGCCGACCGACCAACGCTGCCGATGCCGAGAAGGACGGTATCGCTATCCTTTCACAAGTTGCTCTGGCGGGCAAAATTTATCCGCACTATTTAGGGCGCGGTGAGTATTACCGTTTAGCAACGGCAACGGCAATGGAAGTCCCGACTTTCCGCTCCTTCAACCGCTATCAAAGTTTCTGGTCATCGGTATGGCGAACACTTGTTCTAATGGTAGCTAATGCTAAGGTAAAATACGGCGGAGAATCTTTCGATACTTTGGGTATTGATGTGACGCCTGAAATTGACGTGAATACAGATCGTATTATCGATACAAGCATCAATGAGCTTGATGAAATGATGGACGCTGTAAGCAAGGGTGTTCAGGCTGGCACAATCAGCAACGAGTTAGCCCAAAAGACACAACTGGCAATGATCAGAATGGCATTGCAAACTTTAGGTATTCCAAACGTCGCCGAGTTGACCGATGTTGAGATTATTCCAGACGAAGAAGTGCCAGATGAAGAAATCCCAGACGAAGAACAGCCTGACGTTGAAGAAATGGCTGAAGCGATAGAGACGGGAGGTTATATGGGTTATCAACAGGCAATTCACTCGGCGATCTACGGCATGTGGAGCGGCGCACTGGATTACTTTTCCTTTGTGGATATGTTGCAAAACGTTATTGACATTGGGCTTCGCAGGGCATGGCGTGACGGTATGTTAGAAGTCGGCTTGAATTGGGAAGATCGCACAATGGAAGAAGAAATGGCACTCAGTAACATGATTATTGAGCAGTGGGGATATGTGCCTGGACTTGCCGATTGGCTAGAAAAAAACAACAAGGCGTCTGGACAACTGTTTAGAGACACGCTTTACAGAGAAGAAATGTGGGTGAACGCCTATCAGCAGGCTTACAACCGAGCCTTGCAAATGGCGCAAAGCGACCCGAAACTGAAGTGGATTTTAGGAGCAACCGAACAGCATTGTAAGGATTGCTCCAAGTATGACGGGAAAGTAAAACGATCAAGCTATTGGCAAAAGATTGGCGCAAGCCCGCAATCTCCAGACCTGGAATGCAAAGGCATTAATTGTGATTGTCGCTTAGAGCCGACTGACGAGCCATTATCACGGGGTTATTTAACCCCACCAACAGGGGAATAAATGAAAGACAAAGTTCATGTAACAAACAGATCAAACAATTTTAATCTTGACGACTTCATAATCATTGGAGATCAACAGGATAAATTCTTAAG